AAGCATCTGTAGCTTGGACAGAAAATAAATTAGATAGACCTGACTACGAAGAATTAAAAGCGAAGTACGTTAAAAAATGTAAGACTACTCGTAATTCAAAAGGTAAAAAGAAATCAGGAAGAACTTGTGTTGAAGAATTTTTGGCTAGTTAGTTGTTCATTACTGTTTAACAGTCTACAAGCAAACTACACTTACGAGGCTAACCAACCACTATACGACCTACACGATAACGCTAACAATTTTCAAGGAGAGTTAGCGTATGAAGTTGTAGATGATGGTGTTTCTCCTGCGATTGACCTTTCTTTTAACTTTACTTTTTATGGCTCTACTTTTTCACAAGCAAGAATGTCAACAAACGGATGTTTACATTTTGGTAATAGTGGTAACTATTGTAATGATTACACACCAGACCCTCTTAACGGACAACACACTTATACGCTATATCCATTTTGGACTGATTTAATTAGAGACAATGACTCTCGTATGAAGTCTTGGGGTGATTCTAGTAAGATGATTTTTGGTTGGTATAAAATGCGTGAGTATAATCGTGCATCTGATAACAGTTTTGAAATCATACTTTGGAACAATAACTCTTTTGATTTTCGTTATAGAGAACTAGATATAATTAACCATGATGTGTTGATTGGTGAGGTTGGGTCTAACGCAAGTAACTCATACACTTATTTATACCATGACGAATGCGGTACTGGAACTACAAACTCTAGCACTTGCGTAAATCAAAATTGGAATGGCACTTCGTTTAATACAACTTTAGAAAACGGAGGTAGTTTATACGGATTAGGTAGTGGCAACAGCATTGATTGTAGTGATCCTTTAAACGACTCTAGCTGTGCAGGATATGCAGCAGCTTACTTGACACAGCAATGCAATTTAAATGCTTTATATTCAACCGATTGCATTGGATATGACGCTGCTTACCTAGCCCAACAATGCGGCTTAGACGCTTTATATTCAACTGATTGTACTGGTTATGAAGAGGCTTTACGTGATTATGAGTGCGATCAAGATTCCCAATATAGCCCAACTTGTTATGGTTATATTCCAGAGGTCATTGCAGTAATGATTACTCAAAATGGATTTGATGAACCAGAAACATATCAAATAACAGAGGACGAGGTAATTTTATACACAGAGCCTTATGAAGATTTTAACGAAGAAGAAGCGTTTGAAGAATTTAATTTTGATGGATTAATTGATGATGAATTTTATATAGACCCAATAATAGATGATTTTGATCCTATCGTTGAAAGCATATCTTTAGTTAGTAGTGTTGATGTTATAGATGTTTTTGATGCAGAAGAATTAGTAGAGGTTTTTACAACTAATGATTTACTGGCAAATACCGAAGAACTTATACAGCTATTTGAATTTGAAACAATTATTAGAGAAGAATTAGAACAAGAACAAGAACAAGAACAAGAATTACAGTCAGAACCTGTTGAGGTTGTGGAAATAATAGAAGAAATTGAAGAAACAATAGAAATTGCAGAAAATGATGAAGAAATTATAGAAGAACTTGAAGAAGAAACAGAGGAGTTGGTTGCAGAAGAAACGTCTAGTAGGGGTGGGATAACCTCGACTATGTTAAACGTAGTAAGAAACACAATAAGTGCTGCCTCTTCCAGCTTTAGCAATACCTCTGCATCTAACAGTGTAAACAGCGTAACTAATAACAACGCCTCATCTTCATCAGGAATTAGCACCAGTAACTCACCAAGTATGTCAGAGCAAATAACTTCAGCTAATGCACAAAACAATATGGTGTTATCTTTAAATACAGCCACAGACGATGTAAGTAGTGGTCAAACCCAAAGCGTAACTACAATTATTACACCATTAGCCACACTAGACTCTAGCCCACAGGTAGTTATGGCAGAAGTGCAAGTACAAAATATGCAAGGTGAAATTGATACAGCAGTATCAGGTGTGATGACGCAAAGTGAAGCAGATCAAATAGCAGATCAAATTATTGCTAATAATATCAAAGAACAACAAGAAGAATTGCAGGAAGAATCTCAGGAAACAGGAGAGTATGCTGACCAGTCAACATTGGTTGCCTATTTAGGCTATGTACCAGCCTTTGAAGTTTATAAGGGTTACGAAATGCCTAAACAAAATAACTGGTATACACCTAGAGATATCTATGCCGATGCGGTAATTAACGACAATAATCAAGCTTTTTATGGGCTTTCTACAGAAAGCTATAATACATTAAGTGAGATGATACAATCACAACCAAATTTATAGGAGTTTTATATGGAATGGTTTGAAAATAAAACCACACAACTAATAGCCTTAGTTGGTATTGTAGGAACTTTAGCAGGTTTTGGCTACACAGGTGCAACTTATGTAAACAGATTAGAAAATCTTGAAGCAGAAATAGGTGGTATCGGAGACACAGAAGATGCTCAAAATATAATTGAAGAAAGATTTGCTGCTATAGAAACCTCTGTTGACTATATTAATAAATCAATAGACAGTATGGTTATACCAGACAACAGCGATTTAAAAGCTAGTATTGCTACTTTAACGCTTAGTGTTGAACGTATGCAGGTAGACTTAGAAGAACTAGAAAATAAAAATAAAAATCCATTAGCGGAGTAATTTATGAAAGCACTACTTAAAAATTTAGTTGGATCAGTAGCTCCGACACTTGGTACAGCATTAGGTGGTCCTATGGGCGGTATGGCTGCAAACATGATTGCAGACGTGTTGGGTTGTAAGAATGAACCTAAAGAAATACAAAAAGCTTTGGATAATGCTACACCTGAACAAATGCTTGAGCTGAAGAAAGCTGAAGCTGAGTTTGAGGTTAAGATGAAAGAACTAGAAGTAGATGTATTTAAATTAGAAGTACAAGATACGCAAAACGCTAGATCAACTTTCTCTAAAGATTGGACTGCTAGAATTATAGGTATTGCTACACTAGGCGGATTTTTAGGCTACATCTTTCTTATTACACTTCAACCACCAGAAGCCAACTCAGAGGCTTTGGTCAACTTAGTGCTTGGATATTTGGGCGGCTTAGCATCAGCTATTATTAGTTTTTATTTTGGTGCATCACACAAACAAGATTAGCCGACCCCTATTAATTTAGAGCAAGTCTGCTCCTGTTCTGTTTTGATAGGGGAAGGTTTTGAAATTATGGATAGAGATAAATTAGTAAAAGAAATAATACAAGATGAGGGATTTATCTATGAGATATATCACGATCATTTGGGTTATCCTACATTTGGAGTAGGACATTTAGTTATTCCAAAAGATAAAGAATACGGTCAGCCTGTAGGAACTCCTGTTTCTGAAGAAAGAATTTTAGAGTGTTTAAATTCAGATATAGATGTAGTGTGTTTAGAGTTAGATAAAAACATACCTTGGTGGCGAGATTTAGATGATAATAAACAAAGAGTTATGGCAAATATGGCATTTAATTTAGGCTTACCAAGACTTACTAAATTTAAAAAGTTTTTAAAGGCTATGAAAAATGCAGATTTTGAAACTGCTGCTATTGAAATGATGGATAGCAAATGGGCTACACAAGTAGGCAACAGAGCTAAACGATTAAGAGATAGAGTTTTACAAGAATAATGTTAAAAAAATATGATTTTAGACCCGGCATAGTTAGAGAAGGAACTTCTTATTCAGAAGAAGGTGGATTTTTTAATGCTGACAAAGTTAGGTTTAGAAGCGGAAGACCTGAAAAAATAGGTGGTTGGGAAAAAAATACATTAAATAGTTTTGAAGGAACTTGCAGAAACTTACATTCTTACAGAGATCAAGGTCAAACTGATTACATAGGAGTAGGCACACATCTAAAATACTATGTAAAACAAGGAGATGATTTTAATAACATAACTCCTATTAGAAAAACCTCTACTGACTCTATTACTTTTGCGGCAACAAACGGTTCATCAACAGTAGTAGTAACAGATTCATCACATGGAGCAGTCACAGGAGATACTGTAACTTTTGCTCAAGCTGTTTCTTTAGGGGGAAATGTAACTGCTGCTGTTTTAAATCAAGAATATACAATAGATAAAGCTTTAACAGCTAATACGTATGAAATAACAGCTAAAGATACTTCAGGTTCAACTGTTACAGCTAATAGTAGTGATGTTAATAATGGTGGTTCAGGTGTAGATGGAACTTATGAAATTAACATTGGTTTGGATAATTACGTTAAAGGAACGGGTTGGGGTGTAGGTACATGGGGTGCTGGTACTTGGGGATCAAGTAGCACTTTATCTGATACTAACCAGTTAAGGTTATGGTCACAAGACAATTTTGGTGATGATCTTATATCTTGTGTCAGAGGCGGGGGTATATTTTATTGGGATGAAAGTGCAGGAGTAACACAAAGAGCGGTAGCTTTTTCTGACTTAGCAGGTGCAAGTAATCCACCAACTGAAGCTTTACAAATAATGGTATCTGATATCGACAGGCATATTATTTGTTTTGGTGCTAATGCTATAGGTTCATCAACTTTAGACCCTTTGTTTGTAAGATGGTCAGATCAAGAAAGTTCAATAGATTGGACACCAACATCCACTAATACAGCAGGTGGAACTAGACTATCTAGTGGTTCTACTATTATTGGAGCATTACGAACTAGACAAGAAATACTTATTTGGACAGATAACGGTTTGCATTCTATGCAATATTCGGGAGCACCATTTATATTTAGTTTTTCTGAAATTATGCAGGGTCCTTCTATGATATCTCCTAATGCAGCCATAAACGCTGATAATAAAGTGTTTTTTATGGATAGAGGTAGTTTTTATGTTTATGCAGGTACTGTAAGAACCTTGCCTTGTG